CGTTCAAGTTGTGCAATGAAATCTCTAGCCTCGTCATATGATGGATTAATAATTCCTGTAACATCGTGTCGCTTGAATTTTCCATCTATCACTCTTTTCAATTTAGCTATGTCAAATTTATACATAGGCTCCATAGATAAGTTACGAAGGATATGTGCAGGGTTGTTAGTTACTACTACCTTTACTGTTCGTTGCTCTCTTCCCACTTTGCAATCAAACACCGATCCTCTCCACTTAGTAATTCCGGTGTCACTCGTGAGCGCGTGAAGAGCGAAGTTTCCGAGTGCGAGTATATATTTGAGGTTCGGCAGATGATCCAATTCCCAATCAAGTAAGCCCTCCCAATGCTCCAGTTCGGGTTTCTTAACGGGGTTACGAGCATCCGTCTTGGTTGAAAGGGCAACTTGTTTTTTAACCACGTTAGTAACATAACAGTCTGCTCTCCCTATTCCATGAGGACGTAGTACATCCCACAACATCCTACCACTACCGCCCACTAAAGGCATAGCCATTTTAACTTCATGTTCTCCGGGGGCTTCTGCAATGATAGCTATTTCACTATCTAATCTACCTGTTCCTAGGCAGTCTACTTCTAGTTGGCAAGCTTTCGCACGAGCTGTGAACTCCCGCATCAACCAGCCTTCAGTTATCTCCACCATCTAGCAGCTCCCACTTCCTAAGTACCTTGCGTATCTGTGCTTGGAACATCTCTAGATCATACTTATTCTCTATTACTTCTACATGCTTGAAGTGTTTATGATCTAAGTATTCTCTAATATCATTATCAAAGTTACAACCTTCTCTATGCAACTCAATGTATCCTACTTGTCCATAAGAAAAGCCTTTTACTATTGGTACTATCTCATCATTTCTACCTGCATCTGAGATAACCGTATGACGCTTGGCGTTGTCGCGGTTCCGACGCATAAGCAGCCTACCTAATATGTCCTTGCCATATCTCCTAGCCAAGTAGTGATATATGTCTATTTGCATTAATCGCCATGACATATCAGCAAACTCAGGACCATTACTATGATCCTTGTATGCATTAAGAGCTTTTCTTTCTGCATCATTAAAGCTAAAGATAGTAGTAAGCCCTCGCTTCATAGGCCATGACATCTTTTCATGCATTACTTGGCTGTTACCTAACATGAGTGTAATAAACTCTGCTGCGGTATCCTTACCACTACCGGGAGGACCATTGAGTAATATAATCATTTACATCTTCCAGTTCTTCAGGTGAATCATTCTCTTCAGGTTTTATATGAGCTACTGGTTCATTGTAACAATTGCGTATTTCTTTTTGGTCTTTTTTTTTCTCATCGTGTGCTTTACCGTATACTATGTTGCGTGGCATACCATAGAAGAATGTCATTCGTTATCATCTCCTGTAAGTTGAATAGTTAACTTAACTAAAACATCATCAACAATCTTATAGACCATCTTATTTGTAGCTACATATACATGATCTTTGAAGGTGATGATATCAACAATCTTTTCAGACGGATGAAATGCTTTAAGGATTTTACTCACTTGTCTCCCTTCTTATATAAGCTAAGATTAATAGCTTGTTGGTCAGTGATAACCGTTACATGAGTCCTTGCCCTTGATATAGCAGTATAAAAGTTCTTGCGATTAAGGAGGAAGGACCGTGATCTATTCATTACATAACAGATACGATCATACTCAGACCCTTGACACTTGTGAGTAGTGACAACGTAAGCTAGGTCTAAATCTTTCTGTGGGTTCATAAAGTATGTACCATTACGTCCTTGCATCTCTAAAGACACTGGTACTGTTACATCTTTGTCACCAAAGTCAATAGTTATGTCGCCGTTGTCTTTAAATTCAGTGACAACTCCAGTCTCTCCATTGAAGACTTCAAGTGGATAACAGTTAACCGTGTAGATAACTTTGTCCCCAACATAGATACGTTGTTCTTCGACATTACTCCACTTTTGCCTCTCAATTGTGACGTAGGGTCTGGTAGCGGGTTGTAGTAGTTGTTGAATAGCAGCATTGAGAGCTTCGGTTCCCACCCATCCAACCTTAGTTGGCGATATAATCTGGTTGTGTATTGTTCCATAGTCTACCTCGTCTGCCAAATTATCTTGCACAAAGTCCAAGACAGCTTCAACCGGCTCATCAGTGAACTTAAGGGCGAAGTCTTCTTTTCTAAGAGGAATTTGACCTCCAATAATCCTTTGCCCGTTTGTAATGATGTTACTATCTCCCGCTTGACGGTGTATAGTTTGTAGTTTGATGCCATTAAACTTCTCCAACATCTTTAGAAAGGACGAGTCTTCTTTCTGTATCCTTTTGTTTGACTCAATGGGCTGCAACTGGTTAGCATCCCCAAACATACGAATAACACCACCATTGGGCATAGCATCAAGCAGATTGCGGTGAACCTCAACCGACACCATAGCATATTCATCGCACAGTATTACCTTATACTCTATAGGATTGTTACGATCCTTCTTAGGGTCAGTAGTTACAAGCGTCTTCCCGGTCTTAGGGTCACGCTCTCCGGGGTGAGGATATTCTAATAGCCTATGGATTGTTTGTGCTTGTATTCCGGTAGCTTCCGTAATTCGTTTCGCTGCTTTGCCTGTAGGAGCGCATAGTACCACTTCGCAACCTTGTTTGTAGAGCTGACGGTACACGTTCTGTAGAATAGTTGTCTTACCAGTGCCAGCCGCACCTGTAACAGGAACGATACGATCAGATAAATCACAGCAACGATCAATAGCTTGCTGTTGTGTATCATCAAGCTCAAAAGTCGCGTCATTACTTAGCACTGGCTTTCTTTCTCTTTGTTCTACGTTTTGGTTTAGATGGTTCATCAACTTCTCCGATGGACATGCTTGTAGACCCTGCCTCTCTATGCTTAGTGAGTTGCGCTGATACATGTACAGCACAGTGTCTAGTAAACATGGCTAATGTCATGCCAAGGAGTGCAGCTTCATGTGAGATAGCATCGTACTCTTTATTAGTACAACGTACCCGTAAGTTGCCTCCACGTTTGCCTGTGGAATTAACACCGTAACCTGTGGGAATGTCAATCGGAATTGGAATTGTGATTTGTAAAGGGGGTTCGTAAGACATTTAGTATCCTTACTAAGTGTGATATGGCTGTTACATTTTTATGTCTGTGGCATTGATAAGGTGGATCGCATTCATGGACAATAGATAGGCCGCAATGAATACAATAGCCAGTAATTAAGTTGTATTCATGTTGTTCTATATCAGACATATCATACTTTTCCTTGTGTGTCAAGGATTATTTTGTGTGTCCCAAAAGAAAATCCCCTCACACCGGGGCAGATGTGAGGGGATCATTTCTTGTCTCTTGCCTACCTCCTGCGTACCGACTTACGGAGGCTGTCGTAGTTAAGCAAGGGCAATGCGCTTATAGAAAGTACCTGCGGGCAAGTTGCCAGCGTCGAGAGCTTCCAACACATCGTCAGCATTTTTCATTACTGCATGTACCTTGACATTCTCTTTCGTAACCGCAATCGTGTTGCCGTCATTGTCTTCAACAGACATGATAGCGTAAACAGGTTTCACGGTCCGGGTAGCTTTCTTCTTTTCGTCAGCCATGTGGCCCTCTCCTTCGTTGGTTAAACAATACAGATATTATAGAGTAGCAAAACAATGGTGTCAACCCCCCGAAGGAGATTGACACCACATTTTTCGCAACGCTTAAGCTTTGGCCTTGGGGGGCAACTTAAGCGGCACGAACACGGTCTATGGTGGCGCGAGTGACGCCCTCATAGGTATCTAGAACAACGTCAAGGGCAGCTTCCATGCCAACCCACTCGTTAACGTCGATCTTCTTCGACAGAGGCGCACCGATAGCTTCGATGAAACGCTTCGTGCCGTAACGGGCTTGCGGGGTATCTTCCAACCCAACACGCCGATAGACCAAGGTCAGCCCATCATCGGGGCCATCCTTGAAATCAGCCGGGAATTGGTCTGCGCCAATATGAAAGGACACAGCACCGTACATCGTACCGCGCTGGCTTTCTTTAACTTCGGCTTTCCGAATCACGCCCGTATAACTTCCGGGAGGGAGTGGCTCGGGGGCTTCTTGTTTGCTGAGGTCGATGCTGAACTCGATAATGCTCGAAAGTTCTTCACTCATAGTCTTTAGTCTCCTGTGTGTCATGTTTAAATTTGAAGCTGTTCATTATAGTGACATTCTACCCATTAGTACAGCCCCTACGACTAGTGGGTAGCATCTCTTCGACATACTACATATAGTATGTCATGTTTCTGCTGTAATTTTATGCAAGTCCATAGCACATTGTCTATAACCTTTAGCAGTGGCATGAGAAATGGTCAAAGAGTCTTGTAATCTTGGTACTTGAAATTCCAACGCATCTACTCGGGCCGTAACTTCTACTAAGTTCGTTAGTAATGTGCTATTAGTCTCTTTCAGCTTTCTAACTTCTGCTTCTAGTGCTTCCTTTGTTGTCATTACTTTCTCCTGTATGATGGCGGCTAGGGTAGGTCGATCTTTTTACCGCCGTTATCTACCCAAGCCTTATACCATTCTCCGATTCCCCCGCCAGTCCATGACTCAGGATCAAAAGACCATGTGAAGCTACTATCTCCACTAGTACTAAACATCCTGCTTTTCATGGGCTTGCGAAGGCGGGAAGACCTAATAGTTATTTTGCGATCTTTCCCTGTATCCTCTAAGTACCAGACTTCTGATAACTTAATAGGAATCTCTGATTGCATTTTACCACCGACTAAGATGCTTACCATCATTGCGCCAGTCATTTCATCTGTTTTGGGAACGTCTTCATGTGCTATAAAGATTACATGCTTATCCAACGCTCCTGTAACTCGTATAATGGACATGATTGCTTGCATCGTGTAAGAGTTGCGCCTTCCGTAACCTTGCAGCGTGGGCATCTCCATTGAAGCTCCTTTAACCATGTTAACACCGTGACGTAAGGCCATCTCGTTAAAGCTAGTAATTGAATCAAACACCACAGTTTTAATTTCAGGGTGATCATCGAGGACTTGCTTAATACCACCTGCGTTTTCATGTTTAAATGTTTCCACCTTGTTACTGGATTCCATACTAAAGTCAGCAATGAAGATACCATCTTGGTCCATTAAAGAGCTAGTACCATCAGGATCAAAATTTACCCACAAAATGGGTCTAGGTGCAGTAGCGGCAAGGGTAGTTTTACCTCCACCAGATGGCCCCCATATAACAGTTGACATTCTTGTAATCTGTGTCTTAGGTGTTGTAATAGATACAGTACCTAAACTAATTTCAGGTGTCTTCGCCATGTGTATGTATTTCCTTATATACTGGCATTATATATGCGGTTTCATCAAGGAAGTTTTTACCACCATATTCAATTGCTTCTTCTTCAGTAGTAAATGGTCCGTAGAAGCTCATGCCTTTTTGTAAGATACCTCTTAATATAATATAAGAGGTAGTGATTGCTGTGCTAGTTCTTTGTGACATTAAACATTCTTCCTATTATGAAAGTCTTTTAATACATAAGGGGGAGGAGTGACAGTAGTAATAGGTTCTTCCCAATCATCTGCTGAACATATATAAAAGAGCCATGAATCTTTAGTCTCTTCTTGGAAACAAAAGGCATTACCACTTATAACACTTTTATAATATACTCGACAGTATCCGGGATCATCATGTGAGAATATTATTCTAGGTTCACTCATTTAATACATCCCACTCATCATCTACCATTTCAGTTATGATGTGTTCCTTGTCTTCCACAGAATCACACGCGCAGAAAGGTAGAAAACTGCAACTACGGAAGTAACGATTACAAGAGTGTGTGTACATGGGAGCATCTACTACATTATCTTTATACTGATCTATAGTTGCGATAGTTGTTACAAACCAGTTGGCCCACTTCTCAAACATTAAGGGTGTACGCGGGACATATTCTCTTCTTATTCCCTCCGCAGGGACTTTACCAATAGGTATACGCATCCCTGATACAAGAGCATGGTTACATGGCAGACCAGTAAAGGTAGTAGCAGCAAGGCAATAGCCAGTGATTTGATGACTAAGTACCCATTGACTAAGCCACGAGTCATCAAGTCTAGCACCTGTCTTCTCCTCTATTATAATTAACTCATCCTTGTTATAATGTAAACCATCTAGCTTGCCAGTGAAACGTGCTGTACAATTAGCACTATACATATAAGGGTCACTATCTATGCTATCCTTCATCATCTCATAGTCAATACTACATACTATATCATAAGGTATCTCAATACCTATATCTGTTTCTGGATCAGAGGGATCACGAATCCAAATAGGATAACGCTCCATGTCATAAGCATCTATATATGATATGAGGCTCTCTTCAATATTACTGAGTGTACGTCGTCCATCTGTGATGTCGTCATAGAACCCACAACTTTCAACGGCTTCAATGGCAAAGTTGATTGCGTTAGTTCTATGTGTGGCACCTTCGGATAGTGTATCGTACATACGTTGATACCTACCACCTTTAAACAAGATTTCACCGTGGAAGTCCACGTTATTCTTTTGTACACTGTTCTTTGCTTGAAATGCCATGTACTGATATAACCGTACAGCCGCAAAAGCTTCATGTGAAGCTGAACCAGCTTCCAAGGCCATCGCCCTTGCTGAGTTAGGCATGGCCTTGTTAA